GTTTGCTTCGCCATCTAAGCCACCTTCCACGATGTTTCGCTCACGTCCGTCTCCTCGAACCAGTCCCGCGGCTTCTTCGGCTTCGGCTTCTCGGGACGGGCCGGTTCGTTGATGTGGTCGAGCAGTTGCCCGATCAGGCCCAAGGCGTCGCAGTTATGCGTCAGCACCCCGTTCGCATAGAACACGTGGTCGGGCTCGACGGTGAGGTTTCGGACCCTCGCCGGCTTGGTAAGGGCCTGCACGCCGATAACGCTGACCGCAGGCCCTCGTGCAGAACCTAGACCGTCCGAAGAACGCCCCGAACTCGACTCCGCAGCAGACGCACGTCCGAGCAATAGGCTCCCGGCCGATCCACGCGGCCTTACCGTTTTGTCTATGCCACTCACGCCCAGTTTCGCTCGAATGCCACTGAGCGGCAGCTTCACGCTGCCTTGCCAGATGCTCTGCCTGTCCGGGGAAAGAGACAGGGTGCTTCCGCCGATGCTCTGCCGTGGTGAGACATTCGAGATTGTCGATTGCGTTGTTCGTGGTGTTTCCGTCCGAATGGTGGATTTCATGCCCGACAGGGATAGGCCCGACCTCGTCCTCCCATATGTGCCGATGCAGAAAGCCACGACGCGGTTCGGTTGCGTAAAAGTACCTAGCGTGATGCTTATGCCGGCTCGAAGGGTATCGGCGATACCGATTGCCGCGATACTCAGATATTTCAGCAGCGGATGTTCCTCTGAGCACTTCACCACATCCTTATAACTGACGCGGTCATTGTATCTCAACGCATCCACTCGAACAAACCCTTTCCCGACAACAAATAGGGGATGGTTTGCGGTAGCCTTGAGGGTCTCCCCGTTGGATAGAGTGACCTCACAAACCTGTGCGGCCTCACTCGTTACCTCCGAGGCCGTGACGCGTGCTGGACCGCGCGGTGTCGAAACCCAATCTCCTATTGCAATCCGCTCAATCTCGCGCCGGCTACCATCCGCGAGCGTAATCATCGTCCCTTCGGCGAGACATTGATCGTCATGGACGCCGGCCGGAAAGCGCAACAGCTCGCTCTCGAAGTCCGCCCGCCACGGTGCTCTCGCCGGCAGGAACAGGCCGGACATCGACATGCGGCCGCGGATCGATTGCGCCCGTACAGCCTTGTCGTGGCGCGAAGGGAACTGCCTCCGGTAGACAAACGACCGCCGCTCGATCAGCCGCCGCTCCAGGAACGGCCCCAACGAAGCCCGGATTTGCCCACCTTCTTCCGCCCATTCCAGCGGCTCCCACTTGTCGACGAGGTCACCCAGCGCCTCGATCCAGGTCGCCGAGTCCGTCCGCCCGCGCCACATGTCGAGCACGTACATCCGCGCATCGGCATCAACGCCGACGACCAGGTGCACGGTGTAGTCGCCGCCGTCCTGCGTCACCGCGTAGTCGCTGGCGCCGTAGATGCGCAGTGCATCGGCCTTCGGCACGATGTCGACCGGCTGCAGCCACTCGCGCAGGAAGTACGCGCCCTCGTCGGGCACTGGGTTCTGCTGATAGAGCGAGGCCCATGTGCGCGGGTCGCTCTCGGCCTTCCGGGCGCGCAGAAACGCGCCGTAGTCGTAGCCCGATGGCTCATCCCAGAGCAGCTCGCCCGGCTCGCGTCCGAGCGGATCGTTCGCCAGCGCCTCAGCCGGCAGGCTCAGCAGCCGATACGGCCGGTCGAGCGCGTCGAGCTGGCGCATGATTCGGCCGGCGAGGTCATCGTCATGAAACCTGGTATGCATGATCACTCGCCGCGCGCCGGGCTTCAGGCGCGACGAGAAGTCATCCGTGTACCAAAGCCAGCGGCTTTCCCTGATCTTCCCGCTCTCGGCGTCCTCGCGGCTGCCGAACGGGTCGTCGATGATGCCGAGATCGGCGCGAAAGCCGGCGATGCCGACGCCGACGCCGACCGCGTAGTACTCGCCGCCCTTCGTCGTCGACCAGCGGTGCGCCGCCTGGCTGTCGCTGGACAGCGCCACATCGAGTTCTCTGGTCGACGCGGCGATCAGGTTGCGGGTCTTGCGGCCCCAGCGCTCCGCGAGCTCCGACGAGTGCGAGGCCGTGAGCGTGTTGCGCTCCTGGTTGCGGGCGACGAACCAGGCCGGAAACAGCATGTTGACGTAAGTCGACTTCGCACTGCCGGGCGGCATGAAGACGAGCAGCGTCTCCGTCTCGCCGCGTTCGAGCGCCTCGAGCTCGCCGATCAGCAGCCGATGATGCGCGGCGGGTTCGTAGCCGACCGAGCGACTGAACTCAGTGAGATCTCGCCTGCAAACCAGTCGCCGCTTCTTCTCGAGCAACAGCGGCAGCGATGGCAGCGTCGAGCTCTGCTTCAGAGAGGTCGCGGGCATCGTGTGTGTTCTTCCGCTCCGACTTCTCGACGCGATAGCCCGACAGGACGCCGAGTTCCTTCACGGCCGAAACGGCCGCGGCTATCTGCCCGAGATCGAACGCTGCCTCGTAAGCTCGCTCGGCCATCGCCTGCAGTTTCTCGAGCGTAATCTCGGCCTTGATGGCGCCGCGCTCCTTCAATTCGACGACGCGAGCCTGCACCACATCAGTCAACATCAGCCGCGATGCGTTCTGCTGCTGCGGCTTGTAACCGGCCTCGCCATACGCCTCGGTCGCGCTTTTGCCCTTGGCGAGTTCCTGCGCGAAACGCTCCCAGCGCTGGTTAGCGAGCGCGGGCATCTCAGCACTTCCGCCCTTTGCCTTTTCGCTTTGATCGGATCATCGCGTCCTCCTCACACACGAAAAAACCGCCGGGCGGTTGCCGGGCGGCTGCATCTCATTGGACCATAGAAAGCCGTCGCGGCGTCAGATTTAGGATCAAAATCCTTCTGCGCCTGGGTCCGCCCGGCTGCACATGGGAGCCTCGCGACGGGTCGTCCTGAGCCTTGCGGCAAGATACGTGCCACGATCGATTCTCGCTGTCAAGCCGCATGTGTCCCATTTTGGCACGCCATTTGCCGGGCTTGCGGTGAGCGCTGGAGCCACATGCGGCAAAACCCTTCCCCACCACCGCCCATGGGCTTGTTGGCCGCGTACGGTCGGCCCCGTCTCACTACGCGGCTTCCCTGAACGGTATCAGATCGCCGACCGGCACCTCGATCGGCATTTCGCGCCCGAACAGCCGCGTCAACACGGTGGCGAAGCGGCCGGCCTTCTCGTCGCGGATAACGCCGTCGAAGCCCCTGAACGGCCCGGCATTGATCTGGACATGCGTGCCGACCTCGAAGATCGGTCCGCGCCGTCGCATGCAGTCGAACAGACCGATATCCTCGGCGACCATGAGTTCGGCGATCGAGGTGGACGGGATCTTGGTCGGCAGCCGATTTGCGCCGCAGACGATGCCCTCGACGCCGTCCGTGGTGCGGATCGAGAGCCAGTCCTGCGCCGTGCTGCACGCCGTGACGAACAGATACCGCGGCAGCATCAGGCGCTCGACGACGTGCCACCTGTCGGTGCGCTTGTGCCGTCGCTCCTCCCTGAACTTCGGGAGGTAGGTGGCGAAGCCCTTTTCCTCGAGCCCGAGCTTGGCTCGCTTCTCGCATTTGATGTTGGTTACGAGGCCGTACCAGACACTCATGCCGCCTTCCCCTTCGCCTTGCGCCGGGATTCCCATTCGTCGACGAAGCGCTGCGGCACCTCGCAGAACTGCTCGCCTGGCCGTGGCCCCCATGCTTCGAGGAACCACGCGCCGCTGAGCCAGAGCTTTTCGACGGCTTCCGGCGGGTGCTGGATGCGCACGGGCCAGTCTTCGGGCGTGCCTGGGAGGCGTTGGCGCTTCGTGCTCGGCGATGCGCCGTTGCTGTGCGCCTTCGCGCCCTGCATCGCTTCCTCGATGGCCGGGACGTAGAATTTCCACGATCGTCCCAGCTTGCCGGCCTTCGACTTAGCCCGAAGCACCGGCAGGATGTCTCGGTCGAGGACGGCACCTCGGTCGAGCAGGCCGATGATGGGCGATAGGTCGAACAGGCCAGGGGCGGATTCCTCGGTCAGTCCTGCGGCGGCACGCAGGGCGGCTTCGAGCACGTCGAGGTCGCGCGGCACTTCTACCTTCCCAAGAGGCTGCGCTGCTTCTTTCTTTTCTCCCTGTCCCTGTCCCTTGGACGCTGTTACAGTATTTGTGACATTGTCTGTCGCATTCTCTGTCACAGAGTGTGTGACAATCTCTGTGACTGTCGGTTTAGGCTTCTGTCGTCGCGCTTCGCGTGCCGCCTCAGTCCGCTGTCGCTGAGCCTTCTTCCTCTCCCATGCCTCTGCAACCTTCTCGGCGACTACTGGATGGTAGAGGCGTCCGTCCGAGCACTTCACCCATCCGCGCAGCACCTTCTCGCGAACCTTCGGCCACCGCCGCGGCTCGCACATTGCAAGGTCGGCGAGCACGTCGTCGTCGTCTTCAAGGCTGGCGGCCGGCTTCTCGTGCCAAGACGCCATCCAGAGGTTCATCATGTAGAAGCCGAGTTCCGGGTCACGGCGTGCGTGAAGCCAAGCCTTCGAATGACGCAGCCGAGCCACTTCGATCGGCATGAAGCCGAAGTCACGCAGATCGCATTCCGGCGGCGTCAGAGGTTCCGGCAGGTCGGTCATTCGGCGGCCTCCCTTTGAACTTCCGCGAACATGCCGCCGTCGTCACTCAAGCGGCGCTCGGCGATCGCCGCATAGTCGGGATTGAGTTCGATCAGGATCGCCGAGCGCCGCAGCCGGTCGGCCACCAACCCGGTCGTGCCAGCGCCGCCGAACGGATCGAGCACCGTGCCGCCCTCCAGGCAACCCGCCTTGATGCACCGCTCGGCGAGCTCAGGCGGGAAGGTGGCGAAGTGCGCCTCGGCGTACGGCTGCGTGCCGATCGTCCAGACATTGCGGATGTTGCGGGTGTCGCCGATGTCCGACCACCCTTGCTTCTGCCCGCGCCCGCCGACAGACACGCGCTCTGCGCGGTCGTAACCGTTGCCGCTCGGATGCGTGCTGATCGCCGCTTCCTTCACCGCCTCGTTATCGAAGAAATAACGCTCGTTCTTCGCCAACATAAACACATGCTCGTGCGCGCTTGTCGGCCTGTCCGTTACTGACTCGGGCATCGGGTTCGGCTTCGCCCAGATGATGTCCGAGCGCAGACACCAGCCGTCAGCTTGCAGGGCGAAGGCTACGCGCCAGGGGATGCCGATCAGGTCTTTGGGCTTCAGGCCGGCAACGCGCGGCCGGGTGCCCTGTGCGCCAACCGCAGAGCCTGCGCCAGTGCCGGTACCGTATTTCTCAGCTCGCCGCGCCAGCGCCTCGGGGCCAGTATCATTCCTGCCGATCGTGCCGCCACCGGCATAGCTATCGCCCAGGTTCAGCCATAACGTGCCATCCTCGCGCAGCACCCGCCGCACCTCGCGGAACACCTCGACAAGCTCGGCAACATACTCGTCAGGCGTTGGCTCAAGGCCGATTTGACCGGCAACGCCATAATCCCGAAGCCCTAAATAAGGCGGGCTCGTCACGCAGCACTGCACGCTCTCGGCGGGCAGCGTGCGGAGCACCTCCCGGCAATCGCCCGTGATGATGCGGGTGCTCACCCGTGCCCCCGCAGCTCGTCGACGACGTTGGTGGCGACGTCGCAATAAAGGTGAAGCGTCGTTTCGCTGCCCATGCGCTGCTTGAGAATACGCGCCTCGAGCCGCGTCCTGACGGCAGCCAGGCGCATGATTTCCTCGTCGCTCGGATCGCTTTTCTTGCCGAGGTAATAGGCTTCCCGGAACAGCCCGATCACGACGTCAGCGTCCTGCTCGATCGTGCCCGAATCACGAAGGTCCGAAAGCTGCGGCCGCTTGTCCTCGCGGCCCTCGACGGCCCGGTTGAGCTGGCAGAGCGCGACGATGCAGACGCCGAGGTTTTTCGCCAGCACCTTGAGGCCGGCGGTGATCTCGCCGACTTCGTTCACCTTGCTGCCGCTGTAGCGGTCCGAGGATCGGATCAGGCCGAGATGGTCGATGATGACGACGTCCAGCCGGTGCCCGGCGCGCTCGAGCTGCTTGCGGACATGACGGGCCCGCGCGGCGATCTGCGAGAGCGTCAGCCCGGCCTCCTGCTCGATCTCGATCGGCAGCTTGGCGAGATGCGCCTCGGCGCGTAGCAGACGTTCGAACTGCTCGTCGTCGACCAGGCCCTTGCCGGCGGCGAGGTACGCTATCGGGCGCCCCGAGTCCGTGGCGACGGCGCAGAGGGCGCGCAGGGCGATCGGTGCGGCCGTCATCTCGAGAGACACGAGGTAGACGCCGTTCCCTGCGTTCGCCGTCTTGCTGGCGACGGCCGTGGCGAACGCCGTCTTGCCCATGCCGGGGCGGCCGGCGACGATGACGAGCTCGCCCGGCACAAGGCCGAGCGTGTCCCGATCGATCGCCGGGATGCCCCAGGTCGCGCCGGCGAGCTTGCTGCCGCTGTTCCTGGCCGTCTGGACGCTGGCGAGCGCCTCGTCGGAAGCCTCGCCCATAGAGAGCCGCGGCGTCGACGTGCGGGCGCGGCTCTGGACGATCTGGTCGAGCGCGTCGATCGCCTCGGCGGCAAGCTCGTTGGTGTCCACGGTCGAGGCGGTGCCGCCGGCGATCTGGTCGAGCACGCGGAACGCTGCCGCGGCCATGCGCCTGCGCGCCGCCGTGTCGGCGACCTCGCGGGCGTAGTCGGGCGCGTTGACAACGGTTGTGGCGTTCCCCAGCAGCCGGGCGAGATACTCGCGAAGGTCGATCTCGCCAAGCCGCATGTCGGCGTGGCTGCCGAGCGCGCCGAGCAAGAGCCTGTATCCCGAGGCCCCGTTGCCGCGATTTCGCAGCGCCTTGGCCTCGGCGAAGATCAGGCGGTGCACGTCGTCGTAGAAGTCAGCCTCGGCGACGAGCCCGTCGACGCGGTCAAGCGCCTCGGCGTTCTGCAGGATGGCGCCGAGCAGCGCCTGCTCGACGTCGATGTTGACCGGCATCACGAAGGCGTCGGGCGCGAGCGCAGCGGGCTTCATGGCGGGCCCCCGAAGAGGCTGCCCTGCCGCGCGTCGGCCCGGTCGAGCATGCGCAGCACCGTCTCGCCGCTGTGCGCACAATCCCAGACGAACCAGCCGTTGAGCATCGGTGGCGCGCCCTGGCCCGTGAAGTCGATCTTCCACCGCATCAGGTAGACGCGCGCCGGCGGATGCTTACCCCAGAAGCCGGCGAGGCCGCCGGCACCGGGCCACGACCAGTTCAGCAGCAGCGCCATGTACGGCACGTCGAGCGTGTCGAGCGCGTGCTTCAGCCAGCGCGCCTTGCCGTTGCCCCAGCCGCATTCACCGAACGGCGGGTTCGTCACGATGGCCGGCGCGGGCGCTGCGGCGAAATCGTAGAAGGATCGGATCTCGGCACCGCAGCCGCGGTCGACGAGGTCGGATGCGATGACGTCGAGCCCCAGCGCGCGGAACTCCCGCACCATGGCGCCGTCGCCGGCGGCTGGCTCCCAGACCGTCCCGTAGTCCAGGAGGCGGCCGAACTCCGCGGCGAGGAAGGCGCGCGTCGGCTCGGCAGGCGTCGGATAGAAGTCGTCGACCTCACGGTCAAGGCCGTCGGCCTTCACGAGCGTGCCGGTCAGGTCGCGCACGGCCACGGGCTTGCTTTGCTTGCCGGTGGCCCGGAACAGCCCGCGTGCAGAGCGCTTAGCCTTCGGCTCGGCGAGCGCGCTCACGCCTCGCCCTCCTGCGCGCGTCGGCCCGCGAGCGGCCGGTGGTAGAGCCGGCTTTCGAGGCCCCAGCGCCCCGCGAGCGTCGTCGGATACGACACCGAGACGCCGAACCGATCGGCGATGGCGGTCACGAGCTCGCCGGCCCGGTAGAGCCGGATTACCTCGTGCTGCTCCCGGATCGAGAGCTTCCGCTGCCCGCGCGTCATGCCGCCCTCCGCACATGCCGCGGCGGCGCGAACAGCCGCTTCGCGCACTTGGCGCACCACGCCTTGCCGATCGGCGTCGCCGCCCCGCAGACGAATCCGTGCATGCCCTGCTGAGTACCGATGAAGCGCCGGCACTCGTTCGGGTGCTCGGTCGAGAAGCGGCGCAGATCGATGAAGTGCACAGGGCCAGTCGGAAGCGGCTCGGGCTTCTCGGCGACCGGCAAGGCCTTGCTGATCTTCCGGAAGCGTGGCTTTCCCTTCGTGGACGCCGGCTTGCCGGGTTGGGAGTTGAGCTTGATGCCTGCGCGCTGACACTTACCAATCACTGCGTTGCGCGTGACGCCGCCGAACTCCTCGGCGATCTTGCTCGCCGATAACTTCTCGGTTTCGGCGAGGTAGCGCAGGCGCGTAATGTGATCCTCGGTCCACTCCATCATGCGCCGAGCTCCGAAGGCGCGACGCCAACGAGCGGCGTGATGGTGACGTCGAGCCCTGGCGTCAGGCCGAGCAGCTTGAACGCCGTCACCGCCGCGATCTGCGCGTCGTCGCGCCAGACGATGCCGTTGAGGCAGTCTGCGACGAGCTTGATGCAGGCGTTGTCGATGTCCGGCCTGGTGGCCTTCCAGGCGCCGTCCGCCGCGGTCTGGCGCTTCTTGACGGTGTTCCGCGGCCAGGGATAGGTCGCGACCACGCGCAGCCACACAGGGCACTCGAGCAGCGGCGCGCCGTTCATCGCGACATAGGCGAACTGGCGCAGCTCGGCGCCGAAGTTCTTCTGCTCCTTCGGCGTATAGCTGAAGCCGCCCTTCCGGCCGGCCCTCGCCCAGGGAACGATGCTGCCCGGGATGAAGAAGCGGACACGGTCCGGCGATTGCTTGATCCACTTGGCGTCGACGCTGATATCGAGTGCGAGCGTCATCGCGTGCTCCTGCGTTCGGGAAATTCAGAACGGGCGGAGGCGCCTCTCGGGCTCGCCGACGCCCGTCTCGGTCGGCTCGGTGGTGTCGGGTAGGTCATCCATCAGCCGCGCCGCGATCGTTTCGCAGCGACGGCCGCAGCGGATCGCCAGTCGCGCCAGCCAGATTCGCAGCCTCCGAAACGAGCGTTTCGAGCCTTGCAAGTCGGGTCCGAAGATCTGCGAGTTCGGCATTAGCCGCTGCCTCCTGGCGCTTGGCTTCGAGCTCGCTCGCCGCTTCGCGCGCCTGCCGCATTTCGTGCTGATCGATTCGGCGGGCCTCGCCGTACCAGTGCGCCTTCGTCCGCCGGTACTCCCAGCGAAGCCGCCTCGCTGCCCGCGCTATACGCTCGGCGACACTTCCGTTTCTGCCCGCGATCGAGGCGAGCAGGTCGGACAATTCCGCTTGCTCAACCTCACAGATGCTCATTTCCGAGAACTTGGACGATTTTTCCACGACCTTGGACACCGGCTGCGCTCCTCTTGCGAAGAGCACAGGGAGTCAGGACATGGAGGGTTTGGGAGCGTGGCTTCATGCTGGCGCGCTTGCGGCGGACATCGTGGCTGAGGTCGCTGCGGCGCGCGGAATGGGAAAGGCCGCGACCGAAGCCGCGGCAAGTCTGGAGGAAAGCATGCGTATTGCCAGGGAAGCCTTCGCCGCGCACCCCGGCGGGCGCGGTAGGAAGCGCGGGATGTGCGCTCCGAAGCTCGAGGACGGCGCCGCTCACGGCAGCACCATCTTGCCGTCGACGATCAGGATCGGCAGCCGACGGCCGCCATACACGGCATGCACTTCGTCAATGCGCGCCCACAGCGGTGAGCCGGCGATCGGGGCGATGATGACGGCGCTCGACCGCTTGGCGGCGATCGGCGCGTAGTGCGTTTTGACAACCAGGATGACGGTGCCGGCACCGGCGAGAAACATCGCGCCGAAGAACACGCGCCAGCCGAAGCTCTCCTTGTCCGGTGTGCGGAGACAGAGCATGCCGAGCGCCGCGAGGCCGACGACAACCATCGTCCAGGCCACGCCGACCGTCGTCATGGCACTTGCTCCGCCGCGTCGATCAGGAGGTTTGCAAGATGCGAAGCCTGCTCGGCGTTGAGAGCTAGTTCGCGGCGGCGCAGGCGGAGCACGACGTACCCGCCCTCGCCGTTAATGCTGCCGATCGTCACTGTGGCCCTCGGCCGCTTGCCGATGCCGTTCGGCAGCAGTTCGCGGGACTCGCGCTCGCCGTTCACGACGCAACGCTCGCTTCTACGGGAGAGGTCAGGAAGTCGTTGGCCGTCACCGCGCCGCCCGTGAGCCGCTCGATCGCGACGATCTCAGGCAGACGAGGCGACCGCGTGCCGCTTTCCCATCTGGAAATCAGGCTCTTCGAGACGCCGAGCGCCTCGCCGAGCGCGCTCTGACTTAGCTCGGCACGCCGGCGATACGAGCGAAGGGGGTGGACGGTTTCCA